TTTCGTAAGTTAGGCCGCTAGTGGCGTCTACTTGTTGAACTCCATCGTTCAAATAAGTTACTGATGTTTCGAAATTCGCACCTGTGTAGACAGTAGCAAATGCGGCTTCGTAAATAACTTTATCTACAGTCCTTTGCATACCTGCAACGGTAGCTTTCGCATAGTGTGTTTGCTGGTCAATTTCCATTCCCAGTCTATCTTTATCCGTGATTGGTAAAGCAATAGAGTATTCATTACGTGAAAGTTTTCTTCTCATATGATCGATTTCATTAAACACTACCGGTTGGAATCTACCGTCAATTTTTCTAGCTTTAACACCGCCCAGTCCTTCTATGGCTTGCTGGGCGCCTTTTAATTTTTCCAAAGTAACGTAGGGAAATAATTTCGATACCATTTGCTGAAACTCGTGATGGACTATCGAAGAGTAACTGGTAATGAAATTAACACTAGGGTTAGTAGGCATCTCTTATTCCTTCTCTTTTTTAATTAATAATAATAAAAATTTCCAGTTACGCTCCCCGTTGCTACGGACGCTTCCTAACTTTTTAGGTAGTCTACACCTAACACAATTAGTGCCATCAAATGGACGATTTCTCGCTCCCCATTATCTATACTATATTTCGTTACGTTATAAATGTCAATTGACAAAAATAAAAAAACCCCTAATGATAGGGGTTTGGATTAACGACCAACACGATCTATTTCTGATTTGCTTTAACTAACAAACCAACTAGCTCTGTATGCCTGGTACGTGCGTCACTGTTCCCTGCGTGTAGAGGGTTTTTAAACGCGTCTGAACTAAGATTTTTGGATATCTCATTTTTTATCGTTTCTACTGAGTTACCTATATTAGGGTTACCAATACTGTTCAACGTATCTTCATTAATGTATTTTTCTTTAACATTATTTAATACACCAGCTAACACCATAAGGCTTTGGTTATCTAACGCAGAAACATATTTCTCGAAACCTTCTGGAGTATTCTCTTTAAGAATCTTTGATGCGGAATTTAATATATCATCTCTTTTATCCCCAAATGTTTTCTCTGATAGAACTTCGAACTCATCGTTTCTAGCTTGTGTATCCGCACCTAACTTTTCCATAATACCATTTATAATGTTGTTATATTTAGTTTGTAGCACTGAGGCTTGCTTATTGTTTAATCTGGCTTCGTAGAACGCGTCTTTAAAAGCTCCCGTAACTTCGTCAACTGAATCGCCATACATCTTTCTGAATGTGTCATCTTGGTTGATTTCATACCCATCTTTATTTTCAGGTACACCGAACGCTCGGTTAAACGCAGATATTTCTTCCGGGGAAGAAATATCTGTCGGTATGCCGATCAGCTTCTTACCTACGAGTGTGTTTTGATTATCGGCTAACTTGAATAACTCATCTACCGAATTTAAATTCTTAACCCAATCTTTGTCCTTATACGCTTCCGGTACGGTAAAATCACCCGTAGTGTTTGGTTCGCTTCCACTACTGCCGCCGAAGTTCAGGCTAACTGTAGTACTCTCACTACCTACAGACCCTGCCACCGCTGCGTCTCCTGAACCGGCTTCACCAGCAAAGAAACACATACCTAAAGGTCTTCGCTTCCTTAAAAACATTTTATTCTCCTATATTTTCCACTATCAGCTCTTTGGCTTTTTTTCTGAGATTCATGTACTCTATCTCTTGTAAATCTTTCTGGGGTATGCTCAACCTAAGTTTAGCCCATACGCCTCTAATCGCTTCATTATGTATGGTGTTATTTATGAGTATCTCGCCTGTTTTAGCATCACTCATAGAGCCTATGCTGTGATATCCGCAAAGGTTCATAAGATGATTTAATACGACTTGCCCTTCGGGCGTAGCCGCAACGTATCTAAAAGACCTTTGTAAGATTTCATTCATTTGCTCTTGTGTTTTTTTAATTTCTGTGTTTTGGTCTTTTCCTATTGATCTTGTCTTCGATGTCATTTATTACTAACCTCCTGTGTTCGCAGCTTGCGCATTATTTCTATTGGTTTCTGATTCGCTTCTTTGCGCTTCTAATTGTGCTTGTTGTGCTTGCGCTTGCGCTCTAAACTGTCTTATCAGTGTTACTGTCTGTGAGTCTCTTACTAATTCGTCAGGGCATCCAGTTAGGAAAGATATACGCCTTATAGATTCGTCAGGGTCTAAGTTATCTAAAAGATCAGGAGCTACAGAGGCTGAATTAATAGCAAACTCCCAAGTAGTCATAATACCCTGTACTTCTTCCGCTTGCATCATACGTTTAGCTGGCGACATATATTGGATTTGGTATGCCTCACGGCCAGCATCTATTCTTTTAAGTATCTCATCTGGGATAAGAAGAGGTTTTTCACCCAAAGATATTGCAGTTATCTCTTCTTTAGAACCTTTTTCCACTCCTAGAAGACCTTTACCGAACATAATATTAAAACTACGTTCAATAAGAGGTGTAAAAAATTCTAACTCCTGCCTCGCAAAAATAGCGGAAAGGCTGTCGCCACGAATTTTGTTTCTTATCTGGGCCTCACCAAGAGTCATTCTCACCTCATTGTTCAAATCAAGAAGCCTATCTATGTAGAATTTACTTGTGATGCTTTCTGATAAATATACGATATGTTCTTTAGTAGACTGCATTTCGCCAACTGTGTACAGTGGCTCCACAGGTTTAGTATTAGAGACTCTACCGGATACTGATATAACCGTGACGGAACCAGGACTCGTATCTATCTCGGCCCCGCCCATTGTGCCGTCATCATAAACGATAAGAGACGGGTCTAGATTCTTCTCGGTCGCTAACATCTTACTTTCTCTAACAGCGTTTAATTCTAAGATATCAGGAAGGGCCAACATAGCCGGAGAGCGTCCGTACTTCTCGGTCGGCACTTTAGAAAATCTAGCTACTACGATAGGCATTTCTACGAAACCTGAATCTCTCATAACATGCTTAGCCTCTACATCTATGTGAATAGATGCTATAGGCATATTCTGATTGTTTTTCTTTTTAGTATTGAAAGTACTTCTAGGTTCTACGATATGTAAAACAGTTATATATTCGTAGAACTTTCTGTCTTTATATAAGCCGCGTACCCTCTCTGAGCATTTTTTTAATCCGTACTCTTGAACAACTTGACGTACTGTCATTTTCTTTTCATTATAAACCGTGTCGATAAAACCATCGTTGTTCTCGTCAATAGCCATAGTTTTGACATCCCATACCTTATAAGAGATAGGGTGGTCTAAATCGTCTTTGGGCATAATAGCTATACCACAAGTACCGAACGCACCTTGGTCCTGCCCATATTCATCAAGAGCTGTAGACAGTCCTGACTTCGGACTATCCATCGCCAATGATAGGCGTTTAGTTACTTCTTTATAATATTTTTTGATCTCAGGGGTCTCTACAACTCCATAAGGTGCGATGATGCGTATAGACTTAGCCCCGTTAGGCCACATAAGCCCCATAAATGCCGCTGCCATTTTAACGTTGGCTTCGGGTGCTGTAGTGTCGAATATGTCATCTACTAGAAACCCTCCTGGAGTCATCTCTACAGTAAACTGCTGTTTACGAAGTCTTATATACTCTCCTATTATTTGATAATGGTTGTTCCAAAGACTTTTTTCATTTTTAAGTTCCTTGTTTCTTTGAAGTAAAGATTCTACATCTATAGTCATATCAATTCCCCAATAATCGGCCACTTGAAGTTGGGCCTCCCGTGTTATTAGATAGTATGTTAGGGTTGCCTGTAAGTAATCTATCTCTAGCCGCTTGTGCTTGTAACCTAGCCGTTCTTTCACCCGCCGCCGAAGATGTTACTCGTGAGCTAGCTACCGCCTCTGCTGCTTTTCTTTTCTCGCTGGCTTTCTTAGATCCCGCCACACCTATCGCTGTAGCACTGGCTGCTGTGGCTACTCCGGCTGCCAACAATGCTGTTGTAGTCGCTACGGCCATTACCTTATCTCCTTTATTACTACATCTGTTTTATAACCAAATCTTTGTAAACATCTTAACACGCTATCGTCATTGTACCCGATGTTACTTGCTATCTTAACGGAAACGCAATTATTATCCTTAGCAATTTGCTCGAGATGATTTACTAATTTTTTAAATAAACGGATGTTGCCTCTGTGTTCTCGTTTTATATACATAAACAATTCATTCACACAGTCAGAACCTCGGAAGTTGTCACCTATCATATAAGCCACAATACCTTCTTGGTTCGGTAATTCATAATGTCTTAGAAGTCCTGCCCTCATCAAAGATACGAATAGTGTTTTGACTTTTTCTTTGTCAGTGAAGCATCCTAGTTCTTTGTCGGCTATGTCCATCCAATATTCGAATTTCTCTTTATCACTCATCATTGGCCCCATAACCCTCCTAATGTGTTAACACTTTGAATACTATCAATATTTGATGTTCCTCTATTCGAGACTCTTCTACGTGATTTAAGTGGGTTATATTTGTTAGTTATTTTCGCCGGGTCTTTTTTTCGAACGACCTCCTGCCCAATATTATAATGCACAGGGAAAGCAAAAGTCAAAGCTAACATATCTGATATATCGGTAGACATCCCTAAAAGTTCGGTAATTTTCTCTTTAGGTATTATGAACAGTTTACCTACAGAAGTCTCTTTAGGTTTTGGTATCGCTGCTAAATCTGTGTGTACTGCATCGTCATCAGGGATAGATACTTCTTCTGACGATATCCATTCTCCCATATTGATAATCATCTCTGCTCGTTTATTCAAAAATCTATCAGGCTGCATAGCTCCTTGTGAGAAGTTCACCCCTTGGACTATTTTGTTGTACCCCATCTCGTGTAAGAAATCTACAACTTCCCAACCACGAGTGACGTCTACGAACATCTTATCTAACCCGTGATTGTTTATATAATCCGCTATCATCTTAGCTTGCTGAGGACCTTTTAACTTACCCTGTGTTTTAGGGTTATGTACTTGATAGTGTGGAAAATTTCTACCTTGTCTGTAACCTATTACAAACCTATCCCTATCTCTAGCTGGGTCGCATCCGCCAATTTTCGCAGCATTAGATTGTCTTACAGGTTCTCTCTTACGAGCTGACATAATATCCTGAGGGTCTATCATACTGTCGCCTGATGTTTGAAAAGCTTCTTGTATGTTATTCGGATACTCTTGTTTAAACTTCCACTCATCCCCGTTGAAAGTGCCGGCTATTTTCATACGACGCCAATAAATCTGACCCGGGTTGAGTTGATAATTTTCTACTATCTTTAGTTCTGCAGGAGTGAATTCGAAGTCTGACGGTGGTTCTTTGTAATACTCAGATTGCCAAAACCAAGGAATAAATATAAGTTCGTAATCATTCTCGCCTTTAAGCGCTCCCATACATATTTTATGAAATAAATTCCCCATACCGTTTGCTGTTGATTCAAGTATGATTTCTGTACCAGGTACATCAGCAATAGATTGTAACAAACCTGTCTGTAATTCATCTTCGTTATCATAAAACCCCACTTCCGAACCGTGGAACAACTGAGACGTACCACCACGCCCTGTATTTTTGTTCCCTGCAGTACCGACTGTATAATCAGAGTTAGTTGAGAAAACAATAGAACGGTCACTATCTTTTATTGTTCCAGGTTTTACTGGTCCTGGCATTTCTTCGTGGTACCGCTTAACTATGTTAAATAATTTATGAGTAGTAGCTGCCTCGTGGGAAAGAATATAAACTGAATTGTTTTTACTACGTGTCGCTTTATGGTAGAAACGAGCGGCTGTATAAGTAGAGCATCCTTGTTGACGCCCTTTAAGTATAGCCACCCTTACATATCCTCGTTCTTTAAGATGCCTCTCAATCCTGTGATGTAGATATTTCTGAGCTTTATTGAATATAAAAGGTTCAAGAGGTCCGGCTTTTGGCTTAA